TGTTTTGACGATTCTGATGATTCAGAGTTTGACTCCAGCTACAACCCTAATAGCGATGGTACTGATAACAATCTTTTGAACTTTAGAAACTATGATTCAGGATCATTAAATACTTTAGTAGTCTCTACACAAAATATTGGCGATTTTTACTACGCAAATATAGGTAATTTTAGTGATGGTACTCAAAACGTTAGCTACACGTGGAAATACGTTCAAAAAATATCTGGTACTGGAAATGTTACTATTAGTTACGGTGGTGTAGCGAGGGCTGAAGGATATACAACTCCTACTATAACTGGATCTATAAATCAAATAGGAGGTAGTGATACCGCTGGAAGATTTTTTGCTAGAAACACTTTTGATATTTCGCCAGATAACAGTAATTGGCAAGCGGAGTTTGAGTTTACTTTACTTGTATCAGCATATGATATAGTTCCAACAAGTCCAAATAATAAAACAACTTTTACCGCTTACATTGGAGAAGTACCTCTATAAATAAATAAATAAATAAATAAATAAATAAAAATGGCAATTACTTACAAATGGGATATTCCCGCTATGAACGCTCACATTCAAGCAGAAGGTGAAGAAAACGTAATCTACACAGTGCATTACAGATACACTGGTTCTGAAGAATCTAACGGAGAAGTTTATTCATCAACTACTATTGGTACTCAAGGTTACACATATGTAGCTGGAGATTCTTTTACACCTTACGAAAATACAGAAGCTTTTGAAGCTGTTGTTATCGGGTGGTTGGAAGGATCATTAGACGTAGGACAAATGCAGGCTAGTATTGCTGCGAACATACAGTCTCAAATTACACCTGTAAATGAAGACTTGTATTTTACATGGCAGAGTGAAGTTTAAGAACCGATTGACGAAGAGCCAGTTGTGTAGGGTAAAGAAGAGTAAAAAAAGTAATTTACACTACAAACGTGTAATAATACTACCATAGTATTAAAAATTAAATCTAATTAAATAAAATGAGTAACGCAATTGTAAAAAACCTCAGCTTTGGCGAAGAGGCGAAAAATAATGTGTTTAAGGGTATTGACAAATTAACAAAAGCTGTAAGCTCCACATTAGGGGCTAGCGGTAAGTGTGTCATGCTTGAGAACGAATTAGGAAAACCAGTTATTACTAAAGATGGTGTAACGGTAGCAAATTCAATAACACTTAGGGATCCTATTGAGAATATGGGTGCAACGCTTTTAAAGGAAGCAGCTAGGCAAACCGTTAAAGAAGCTGGAGACGGAACAACAACAGCTACGGTACTAGCACACTCAATTCTTTCTAAAGCATATGCTGAAAATAACAGCGGATCTAGGGAAATGAAAAAAGGTATTGAAGATGCCACTAAAAAAGTAATCAGCTACTTACAAAAAATAGCTGTACCAGTAGAAGGCAATATGATAAACAATGTTGCAACCATATCTGCTAACAACGACACCGATTTAGGTAATGTTATTGCAGAAGCTTTTAAAGAAGTTGGTAAAAACGGGGTGGTTACTATGGAAGTGTCAAACGATAGCAATACAAGCTACGAAGTAATAAACGGAGCTGCTATTGATAAGCCTTTAAAAAACTTTCACTTTATAACAGATGAAAGCAAAAAAGAAGCAGTACTAGATAACCCATTAGTTTTGTTGGTTGAAAATAAAATAGAAAACGTACGTAAAATACAAAGCGTGTTAGAGTATGTTATAAAAAACAATAAACCTTTACTTATTATAGGTGAAGCCGACGAACAAGTTGTATCTGCTTTGGCTATGAACAAGCTAAAAGGTAATATTAAAGTAAATATTATAGATACGCCGGATTTTGGTATATATCGAAAACAAAAACTTCAAGACTTAGCTTTGTTAACAGGAGCTACGGTCGTGAATGAAGACCTTGGGGATGATTTAGATATGATAGAGGTAGAATTGCTTGGAACTTGTTTAAAGTCCATTACAAACAGCGAGGAGACTATTATACAAGTAGAAGAGACTACGGAGGAAGTGCAAAACGTAATTAATGAAATTACAAAGGAGCTAGAAAAAGAAACTTTGCCGGGTCATATAAACAGATTAGAAAAAAGATTAGGTTTACTTTCTTGTAAAGTAGCAGTTATAAAAGTTGGCGCAAGTTCAGAAGTCGAGCTTAAAGAAAAGCAAGATAGAGTAGAGGATGCAATGTGCGCTACAAAAGCGGCTATAAAAGAAGGTATCGTGCCAGGTGGGGGAATTGCACTGTTAAATGCAGCTACATTAGTAAAAGCGTCTAACGAAAATGAAAAAGTATTATTAGAAGCCATTAAAGCTCCTTACTTAATTATATTAAAAAACGCTGGCTTGGATGAAGTATACCCAAAGGGTAAAGGTAAAGGTATAGATGTTGTAACGGGTAAAAGTGTTAGTATGATTAAAAAAGGTATAATAGATCCTTTATTAGTTACTAAAAGTGCTTTAAAAAATGCAGCATCAGTTGCGACTACAATATTATCAACCGATTGTGTAATCAATAACTTAAGAGTAGAAGATGAAAGCAATAGGTAGAAACTTAATAATAAAAATCATTAAAGAGTCAACCACTAAAACAAAAGGTGGTTTGATTCTTAATGAAAAAAGTAGAGAAGATATAAGGTATCGCAAGGCTACTATTATATCGGCAGGCGAAGAGGTTGTAGGTGTTAATGAAAATGACACAGTATATTTTGATAGAAATGCAGGTCATGGAATAGAGATTGACAATGAAAGACTGTATGTTATAAAAAACCAAGATATAGTTGTTGTTTTATAATGCGAGTTAACGCTAAGGATATAAAAGAATTAAATTTATTAAAACATTATCGCGTAATACGTAAATGGGCATGTAGAAATAATAAGTTAAACGATGCAGATCTTGAATTACTTATTTATTTTGATTGTATGGACTACTTTACTAAACACGATTTTCAAATAGGTACATACGCTTATAGCTGGGATAATAGACGATGGAATAGGTTACTAAAAGAGGGTTGGATCGTTGTGTGGAGAAAACGCAATAGAACTACTCAAAAATATCATATATACAAAGTATCCTTTAAGTGTAAACAGTTAATAAGCCGAATGTATCGAATAATGTTAGGTGAAGAAGATATTCCAACTAGCGAAAAAAGAAACAGTATTATGAAAGGTAAAACGTATACAGATAAAGTTTTACAAACAGCAATAAATAACGTTAATAAAGATAAAAACAGATAAATATGTTCGGATCAGCACTATCAGCAGCAACATCTGCGAAAAACCCCAGTAATGGAGGAACTAATGGTTTAATAAATTCTGCTTTAGGGCAATTAGCTGCTCGTGTTGCGGAACCTAATATTCCTATGTCTGAGTCTTATAATTCCGCTGCGTCCTCACCTGTTTTTCCTCCAGCTACCCAAGAAAGAGCTGCTTCTGTATTTGGTACCAACGACCAAAGACAAATGTCTACAACTGGATTTAAACAAGAAATAAAAGAAAGAATTATAGAAGACATAAGTTCTTTGTAAAATATAAAATAAAATGAACTTTTCTGATATAAAAATCTACACTTTTAACAGTATCGCTTTTGCTATGAGCCTATCCGGTATAGAAACAACTTTAAAAATATTATTACTGCTAGCTTCAATATGCTACACCACGCATAAATTGTATATAAATGTTATTAGAAATAAAAATGATAAGTAACCATATATCTTATAAAGAGGGAATTCGCAGCTCAACAGCATTAAGATTAGATATAGATAACACGCCTAGTGATTATCAAATGTCCAACATGCAGGTATTGGCTGAAAATATATTTGAACCACTTAGAAAATGGGTTGGTGATAAAATAAAAATTAATTCGTTTTTTAGAAGTGCTGATTTAAACAAAGCTATAGGCGGAAGTTCTAAGTCACAACACTGTGAAGGTAGAGCTATGGATATAGACGATACCTTTGGTTATAAAACTAATGCTGAAATGTACAATTACATTAAGGACAATTTAGATTTTGATCAAATGATATGGGAGTTTGGTGATGATGAAAACCCGGATTGGGTGCATGTATCTTATGTGTCAGAAGAATCAAATAGAAGTAGGTGTTTAAAAGCTTATAAAGAAAACGGCAAAACTAAATACAAAGTAATATGAAATCAAAAACTAAAAAGGACTCTTGTTACCACAAAGTAAAAAAATCATATAAAGTATTTCCATCAGCATACGCTAGCGGCGCTATTGCTAAGTGTAGAAAAGCAAAATCTAAAAAAAGAAAATAATGGACAAAAAATTTAAACCACACATGATGTACTCTAAAGCTGGTAAAGGTATTAAAGCTCCTACTTTTAAAAAGCATTTAGAATTAAAAAAGAAAGGGTATACTCACAGAAAGCCTAAAGCTAAAAAGTAATGGCGGTTCGCAAAACTAAAGCAGGCTTAGCTCTTAAGCGATGGTTTAAAGAGGACTGGAAAGACGAAAAAGGCAATGTATGCGGCTCTGCTAAAAACAAAAACACTAAAAAGTGCAGACCTAGTAAAAGAGTTAGCAGCAAAACAGTAAAAACATGGAGTGAAATGTCACCTGCTGAAAAAAAGAAAGCAGTAGCTGAAAAGAAAAGAGTAGGAATGGGTAAAAAAACATCATCATTAACACGTAAAAAATAAATATTATGCCAAAAGTAGGAAGTAAAAAATTCGCGTACACAACAAAAGGAAAAGCAGCAGCTAAAGCTTACGCAAAGAAAACAGGTAAAAAAGCTGTTACTAAAAAAAAAAGTAAATACTAAAAAACCTTGTGGTTGTAAACATTAATAGATATGGCGGATAAAAGTAAAATGGCTTGCAATAAGCCTAAAAAATCAGACCGTAAAGGTAAAAAGAAAATGGTTAAAGCCTGCGAAGGTGGTAAAGAAAAACTAATTCATTTTGGAGCCTCTGGGTATGGTCACAATTATAGCGCCGCTGCTCGTAAGTCTTTTAAAGCTCGCCACAAATGTGGTTCAGCTAAAAGCAAACTAACTGCTAGATACTGGGCGTGTAAAAATTTATGGGCTGGTAAAGGTGGTTCTAAAAAATCTAACCCGTCAGGAGTTAGAGGAAAATACTAATAAATGAGTTGGCTAAGTAGATTATTAGGTAGCGGAACAAAAGGTTTTGGTTCGTTAGCTAAAGACATTAGAGAAGCAATTAAAGGTAAAGAGCTTGATCCTAATAAAAAGTTAGAAATGGCTGGTAAACTAGCTGAAGTTCAAACTAAAATAAACGAGGCGGAAGCAACGCACAGAACTGTGTTTGTTGCGGGCTGGAGGCCTTTTATAGGTTGGGTTTGTGGATTAGGCTTATTATACGCTGTATTTATAGAGCCTTTGTTAAGGTTTGTTTTTACAGTAAAAGGCTGGACAATTGAGTTTCCAAAAATAGACACTACTATTACAATGCAAGTATTATTTGGTATGCTAGGATTGGTAGGAGCAAGATCTTACGAAAAAAAGAATAAATTAACAAAGTAAAACTAAATTACTTGAATTTTAGGTAATTATAAAGAGATAACAATTAAATTAAATTAAATTATGTCAAAAATTAAAAAAGAAGAGTTAGAATCAATCGTTTCTAAACAAAACGAAGTAAACAGTATTATCAATAATATAGGGTTACTCGAAGCTAAAAAGCATGAGTTTTTACATTCATTTGCGCAAATTAACGGTGAGTTGGAAGATATTAAAAAAGACTTAGAGGAATCTTATGGCCCAATAAATATTGATTTAAAAACCGGCGAATACACAGAAGTTGTAAAAGAAGATGAGCAAGATAGTTAGAAAGATAAGTATTGGTTCAGATTATAAAAATGATGCCATGCACTATGCTGTTAATCAGTCAGTGTATGGTGGTCATATTATAAAAGCTATATTACATAACGAGAAAGATAATTCGTATAGTATTTACATTGAAAAAAACAATGAAGTGCTTCCATGGAAAAAGTTCAACTCTAATATGGCAATATCAGTTGAATATGATTTAGAATATTAATGAATAGCTTAGGGCAATTTATTATAAAACCTTTAAAAGATAGATATAATAATCAAGTAAAGGTAGGTGATAAAAATCTTATTACTAACACAAAAGTAGAAGATTGGAGATCTGTTAGCAAAGAAGCTGTTGTTGTTTCAACACCTTCTGCTTTAAAAACAGATATAAAACCAGGTGATAAAGTAATAGTGCATCATAATATATTTAGAAGATGGTACGATGTTAGAGGAGTAGAGAAAAATGGTTCTACGTTTTTTAAAGACAATATGTACTTTGCTAGTCCTGATCAAATATATATGTACCAAGTAAACGGAGAATGGCGTACTAATATGCACTATTGTTTCGTTGCGCCTGTGATAGAAACAGACGTTTTAAAGAGTCAAAAAGAAAAAGAGCTTGTTGGTATACTAAAATACAGCAACGAGTCCTTAAAAGCGCTTAAAATAAACCCAGGGGACTTAATAGGGTTTAAACCTAACTCGGAATTTGAGTTTGTATTTGATAACAAGCGTTTGTATTGTATGAAATCCAATGATATTGTAATTAAGTATGAAAATAAAGGAAACGAAAAAGAATATTATCCTAGCTGGTCAGATAGCCGTTGAGGAATTAATTAAAGTAGCTAAAGAAGCTATTGTAGATTCTGATGATGATATTTCTGCTGATAGATTAAAAAACGCAGCAGCAACAAAAAAGTTGGCTATATTTGATGCTTTTGAAATTTTACAAAGAATTGAGGAGGAGGAAAGCAAGTTAAACGAAAAACCTAAAGAAGAAAAAGAAGAAAAAGCTTTTAAGGGTTTTGCAGAACGTAGATCTAAATAAGATGTACAAGCAAACTTTATATAGTGTAGAAGAAAACTACATTAAGCCTCAGGTAATAAAGCGAATGAATCGCTATAAAAAATGGGAATATGGTTACAATGCTGATTATAACGTCGTGGTTATTAGCAAAACTGGAAAGATTGGAGAGATATATAATATCCAAAATCTTAGAATCGCTTTACCAGAAGCAACAAAAGATGTACAAAAACGTTCTGTTAAGAAAGAGGAACAATTCTGGGAGGCTTCAGAATACCCAAAAGAGCTAACAAAAATAAAAAGCGTTTTTGATTGGGAAAAATACCCAACTAACTTTAAAGAAAAGTGGTACGAATATATAGATAAAGAATTTGAAAAAAGAGAAGAAGGTTTTTGGTTTTATAACAATGGTAGTCCGACTTACATTACTGGTACTCATTACATGTACTTGCAGTGGACCAAAATTGACGTTGGGAAACCAGATTTTAGGGAGTCCAACAGGCTATTCTTCATATTCTGGGAAGCGTGTAAAGCTGACAACCGCTGTTATGGAATGTCGTATCTCAAGAATAGACGTTCAGGATTTTCATTCATGGCGTCTGGGGAGACAGTTAACATGGCAACCATATCAACGGATTCACGGTTTGGGATATTGTCCAAATCTGG